GTTCACTAATATCTATAGCGTCTGAACAACCAGGGGCTGTCTCTCGAACGGTTTTCATTTTTCGGGTAGCCATTATTTAGCTGCCTTCCTTCATGAAGTAGCTGATGAAAAAAGAAATTCCAGCGCCTACCTGAACAATTTGCTGCATTACCTCTTCACCTATATTCAGACCAAACAAAGCCAGCATTCCGCCAATGGCTGAATAGGATGAGGGTTCTTTAAATCTCCCTATAATGTTTCCAAGCATTTTTTATATTCCTTCAATTAATGGTTTGTAATCAGGTTCATGTGGAGTCCCTACCTTGGGAGTGAAGCTATAGCGAACGTTATCTATCTCGACTCCTTTTTCCGACCAGACATTTACTCCAAGTGCCATCGGGTGGTCCCAGGTGACCGCCATCAATACCGCTCCAACACTGTTGACACTTAAAACGCTCCCAAGTATGTTTTCAGAATGATTGACACCCTCCATCAACCAGTTGGTTCCAAAAACTGCGCGTTGAACGGATTCAAAAAGCTCGAGATCCTTGTTGCCCTTTTCCTTGACGTAGATATAGGCAGCCCATTTGGTGATATAGAAAGCCTGCCCTGTTAACTCATCCTTGGACGGTTTGTCTCCCTTGAACGCCACATAAAGAGCCGGTGATCTGAAAGACTTCTTTCCTGCATCAAAGTTCCCTCTATACGGTTCATAGGATTTCATGTCGGGAACTTGCAGTTTGATACCGGCGATAATCGTGTCTCTGAGTTCAGCAATCGTTGCCATCAAACAACCGTTCTGAAATGATTAATAACTATCTCGTCAATGGTGTCTTCCCAGTCGTTGGGTAAGCCGTCTTCTTCAGTCGGTAAAAATATGCGGGCTGGTATGTCATCTGATCCGTCCTGATGTACGGCTCCATATTCTTTGGAGGTTCCTACTTCAACCTCACTTCTGTCTGCGTTATGAGTGATGCTGTTGAACAGATCACCTGTATCTCTAAGAATCTTGTTGGATCCTGAACCTTTTCCGCTACGTCGACTTTCCTGTGTACTTGCACTTAAAGCTTTCCACGGTTCGCCGTACGGTGTTTGTTCCTGCTCGAAGTTCAGGCGGATTTCAGATTCGAGTTCTGATCCAATCTCCTCCATCACATCCAATAGGTTGTTTGACTTAGAAATCGTACCGTTCAGGTATTTGATGAACTCTGCATTTCTGATATCAAAGTTGAAGGCGAAGCTCATTGAAAACCCATCCCCTCAAATATTTCCGGGGCCAAATAATTTATCCATCGCGTTTTGTGTAAAAACCTTTTCCCCTCCAGGTATGACCTTGATTGAAGGACTAGAGGTTTCAGAAGAGCCCGAAGTAGTAGCCGGGAGAGAAGCCCTTCCTGCAGCCACATCTTTCAACCAGTTCAATGCATCAGTTCGTCTGGCTATAATCGTTTCACTTCGGTTTTCTTCTGTGTCTGCCAACCTGTACCGTGCAAGATCGCAAACGTAACCAACCAGTACTTCCGGGATAGTTGAAAGCGGTAATCGTACCCGCGCCCTCAAGTAACTGTCTGCCTCTTCAGTAGCAGCGGATAAAGAAGCATTGATCTCCGCTTCATTTAAAACGCCATCTTCATCACCTGCCAGAATAGCCATGCCTTCATCGTTAAAACGTTTGAGCATGTCCGCCAAAGTTGCGTATGGCATAGTCCGGTTAGGTGACTTTGAATCTACGTACAGAATCAGGGCGGGTGACAATGGGTAGAGGATTGGTTTCTATCCGTACCACTGTTCCCGGAGGATCTTTCTCTTCCCAGGTATCAACAAGATAATTAACCAAGGCAAGACGACCACCCGAACCTTCACAAGGCCCATAGATCAACTCGCCTCCCATATCGTCACTGGCAATGATAATCGTGTCATCATCCACAAACGGTTGATCTATACCGTTCAAATCAGCAAATACGTTCGGCATTCTTCGAATCGTGATGCCACTGATCCTTCGGACTTCACCGCTTTCAATCATCTGTGGTCCCTGCGGTCCGGTTAACAGTTGCTGTACCTTGTCGTGGTTTCTTAGTTTCTTGTAAGCATTGATTCCGCAGTAAGCGATCAGGTTTCCCGGTTCACCACCGAGTTTTCTGGAGATAGCGACTGCAGCGTCATCGAACACATCAACCGGGTCATCGGTACTGTCACTAAACTTGATGGTTACTTTAGGTTCCATCTCGTAGGTAGCGATTACATTGCCGCCTCCATCAACTACCTCTCCCTGCATGGCACGAACCGCCATATATTCGGTAGTACGGTCAAAGCGTCTTCGAATCGCATCGAGTTTGCGGTTGTATAACCCCATCAATGCTTCAGAACGATTCACTTGCCCCGGTGCTCTTAATCCAAGAACATCATTGGCCGTTAAAATGTCATGCTCACTGAAGCGTGGGATGGTAAAAGTTTTGGTATCCCAGCCCACGTTCTTGGCACGGGTGGATTTGACGCCATGACTGATATCGATGGCTAACCCTTCCACATCACGTAGAACATCCAGTTGAATTTGTGGTGTTCCGACTTGACGTCTTGCCGTAAAGTGAGCGTCTAAAATAGGGGTTCTCACAGGACGGCGTTTATTGACCACTCCGGTCAGTTGTGTGCTGGTAAATGGAATCATTGTTTTCCTCTATTCAAGTATCAAAAGACCCAGAACCATGCCTTTGATGGCTGGGGTGGGTATTCCGGTGAGTTTTTCTGTTAAAACACCGCCGCTTTGACATATCGGGTAAGTGGTGTGTTCGCCTATCTGGGTTTTGGCGTTGATCATTAGTATCCCGACTGTTTCAGGGCCTTTGTATTCATAATCAATGATCACCGCTGCTTCAGCCAATAGGGCACCTGTATCGATACGGGTGAGTTCACCTGCAAGAACATCGACTGAGTAATCGGTATCTTCTGTGAGAAGGTTTGTTCCTTCTTTCACCACGACGTTCTTGATGTTTTTATGGGTGAGTTGCAGTTGGTCTGCGGTATCGAAGGTTTTTTCTTCTTTTGCCTTTTTGCTCCATAAGGTCCAGTAGCCTGTAGCAGACTCAAGGCCCATGTACTGCCCTGTTTGCAGGTCAAGGTTTTCATCAATGGCACGGTCTGCGATGTAATGTTTATCTCCGACCAGAAGGTCTGAATAACGGTCGGGGAAATATGCTGTTTCCTGTTTACGTTCCGGCATTTTGTTTCCTTTCAGCGGTTACGCTGTTTTTTTATATTGATTGCTCCCATAATGAGGAGTGTTTGTTTATGAACCGTTATTGAGGTTTCCCTGCATGGAGGACATCTCGTTGATGATCTTGTTGTCGTCGTCTTCCTCACCGTCTTTGGCTTCTTCTGAAAACAGGTTTTCAGGGATAGAAGGTTTGACGGATTCAAGGTCCTGAACCACCCGGTCAAAGAACTCGTCTTTCATGGAAAAATAGACTTCGCAATCCGATTGCTTCAGTTCTTTGCCAAGGTTTTCAAAGACTGTTTTCAATCTCTCAAAGCGGTGGGACTTCAGTAACTCCGCTTTCTCGGCCTTCTCCTTGCTGAGTTCCTCATTGGTTTCTTCAAGTTCGGCTTTTAAACTCATATTCTGCTCTTCCAGAGTCTTGATTCTCTCGTTTGACTCATCACTCATTTGTTCTTCTCCTTCGGGATTATTATTCTCAATAACGGAAATATCTCTAGCTTCACCATCTTCTTCCAACTCACCCGACATCACGTAGGCACGGGTTCGGTCATCCATACCTGTCGGAGTGAACGAGACTTCCCGTATTTTTGAATTTCTGAAAATATTGGCGGGGCCTGTGACCTTTTGTCCGTTCACAAAGGTTGTCTTGTTTTTAGAAAGTTTCTCCACACGTTCAGGGTCGATATGGACCGACATCTGCCAGGGGAATCCTTCGTCAGAGAGTTTTGCGACTTCCACGCCATACGGTGTGGTATTGGTAACTTTTCCCGAGATACGGATAGATTCTGCAATCTCTACCTGATCGGTGAAGCCGACGATCTTTTCACGGTCATGGCCCAGCAATATAGGAAGGGAGGTGTTGGCAACGGTTGTACTTAAATCAAAGATCACCTTGCCCCAGAAGGGGTGACCGGTGATTTCTTTTCCGGAATAGGCGACGCCCTCAAACCTGCGGGATGCCGCATCCTGCTCCCCTGGTTTCAGGGCAACAGGAGCGGCAAACCGCAAGGCGGAGGAGGGGACGGAAATATCTTTAACAACACTTGAACATTCCATACTTCATGTTTAGCAGAATGAAATGTCCCGGTGGTCACGGGGGTCTTGAATATCATTTAAAGACTGGGGTTTTACTGGGGAAGAGTCTGAGGGTAAGGGAACGAGGGAAGATGAGTGCAGAAAAGATTTGGCGAAAACTATGAGCGCTTGAGATCTTTTAATGGTTCAAGTCGAACCATCTCCAAAAGTGGTCACCAGTTTCCGCTCGTTCGTACTCAGCTGTCCAAGTTCTTCCTCCAGCCAAGGAAATAAACTTCCATGGATTGTCAGCCAATACTTTGATAGATTGTCGAGGACTAGCATAGTCTTCAGCCCTTTCCGTTGATTGTTTTTGCTAATCCAATCATAACGGAAAAGGACTGCGGACGCCTTAAAACTAAACCGTGAAAACGGGGGAATCAGACCGTTTCCATAGTTTTGCAATTACCTCTATAAACACTCCCAAATTCAATTAGTAAGTGCAACTCTGACTGTCGTTAAGAAGGTAAACTGCGTTAACCTTGCGGTTTATCTCACCGACAAAATTAAGAGGAGCATGCATGAGTTGTTACACACAGCTTACCCAAGGACAACGCTACCAAATGGAAGCCCTTATCAAAGCAGGTCATAATCAGATAAAGATTGCGACTATTCTCTCGATCCATAAATCAACGGTTAGCCGTGAGCTACAGCGTAACCAAGGTCTTCGGGGTTACCGTCCGAAACAAGCTCACGTGAAAGCTATGCAGAGACGCCACGATAAACCAAAAACTCACATCCCCCTAACTACTTGGGTTATGGTGGATTCCCTGGTCAAGCAAGACTGGAGTCCAGAACAAATTTCCAGTCGTTTGTATGATGAACAAGAAATCTCGATCAGCCATGAATGGATTTACAACCATATCTACAAAGATAAACGCCAAGGGGGGTGATCTACACAAGCACATGCGTTGTCAGAAACAACGGCGTAAACGTTATGGCAAACAAGATCGCAGAGGGCGTATTACCAACCGTGTCAGCATTGAAGAACGCCCAGCTATCGTTAACAGTAAGTCCCGCATCGGTGACTGGGAAGGTGACACGATTATAGGTAAAGGCCACCAAGGTGT